ATGAGGCGTTTACTATTAGAAAGGGATGGCACGAGCTATTTAAGGCCTGGGAGATGGCTTTTACCGACGAACCAGTAAAGATGATATTTAAGACGGTGGCAAAAGAGCACGGGCAGAAAATACCTTGTCTTAAAGAGTATAAGAATATCGAGGTTATTAATGAGGCTTATACGCAGGAACAATTATTTGAATTAATGAAAAGGGCAGATTGTTTTGTATATCCGTCACGTGGGGAGGGTTTTGGTATACCGCCACTTGAGGCGATGGCGACAGGGATCCCGGTTATAGCGCCGAACGCTCACGGAATAAGCGAGTATTTTAATCCCGAGTTTATGATTGATGTCGAAACAGAGATGGTACCGGCCCGTTACGATCACATAGACGAAGAGGTGGGATATTTTGTAAAGTGCGATGTGAAAGACCTCGCAAAAAAACTAAAAGAGGTTTATAATAAAGGCAGAGAATTTAGATCAGAACAGATAGCAAGTTACGCCAAAAACTTTACAATGAAAAAGACAGTTGAGTCTTTAACAAAGGTACTCGAAGAATTATAGAGAGGGGGATTATATGGCACTTGACGCAACACCAGCAGGAAGAAACTCCGACACTTACGCAACACTCGCGGAAGCTAACGAGTATTTTTCAAGTTTCTATTATGGAGATACTGTATGGAGTGGGGCCGCGGACGCATTAAAAGAACAAGCATTAAGGATGGCGACTAAAATAATTGATCGTCTCCGTTTTTTTGAGCAAAAGTTTTGTAACGAACAAAAACTATCGTTTCCGAGAAGCAACGTCGAAACGGCCAGCGGAACGGCCGAGTCGGGATCGCTGACGACTCTTGTTTCAACGGGATTACAGAATAAGGATCAGTACCCGGATGATTACTGGAACTATGGATGTGTCGAGATTATATACGGGACCAACAAATATGAGAAGAAACAAATTACGGATTTTGTTAGATCAACAGGAACGGTTACTTGCGACGCTTTTCCAGTAGCGATTGATTCGACATCTCAATTTAGATTAATAAAGGAAGTTCCAAAACAAGTAAAGCACGCACAATGCGAGATCGCTTTATGGATATTAAAAGGGAACATCCAAGGATCAAGGGCGCAATTACAAGCGGAGGGAGTTAAATCATTTTCTATCGGCGAGCTTTCAGAGACGTTTGACGGGAAGACTCAAGATGTACCAATGCCGAAAGAGGCAGAAAACCTTTTGAGTGGATTTGTGTCGAAAATCGGCTACTGGGGGGATTGATGATTACAAATTATCTTACACAATCGGCACAGTTGATAAAGAAGACGGGGGTTAACGCCTATTCTAAGCCGACATATGCGACGGCTATTGATATTAAGTGTCGGGTTGATGAAAAGATTAAGATTATAAAGAACACTCAAGGAGACGCAATACAGATCGACGCCACAGCTTTTGTTGACAAAGGAGTTGACATAGACAACGACGACAAGTTTACATATAACGGCCGAAATTACAAAGTGTTTCAGACGTCAGAGAAGAGTTTTATTAACGAAGATTCTCATCAAGAGGTCTTATTAAAGGCGATTTAATGGATAGTATAAACATCAAATTTAAGGGTATAGAGCAACTGGTAACAAACTTCGGGATCGCTGGGGGTAGAGTTGAAAGAGCCGTTAAATTTGCATTAGAAGAGGCAGGGGGGGATCTACTCAAGGAGTCCGTTAAGATCGTACCTCACGACATAGGGACATTGGAGGGATCGGGAAAAGTGTCGGATGTTAAAGGTAGCGGTAACACAATGGAGATCGGAGTAGGATATAATACGCCTTATGCGGCGAGATTACACGAACATCCCGAGTACAAGTTTCAAAAGGGACGAAGAGGCAAATATTTAGAAACACCTTTGAAACAAAAAGCGCATATTTATAAAAAAGGTATCGACGCACAGGTTAAAAAGGTACTGGAGGGCAAAATATAATGTTAATCGAAGAGATAGCAGATTATTTAGTAACAAAAGGTATCGGGACCAAAGGGACTGATATATTTTTAGCAACTCAACCGACTACACCGGACGCTTGTGTAACGATTATAGATACGGGAGGGTTTGCTCCCGATAACGAGTTACCGATTAAAGAGCCGACTGTTCAGATCATAACAAGGGCAGGCGATAACGATTATGAAACGGCCAAACAAAAGGCGCTTGATATTTATGAGGAGTTACATCGGCTTTCTAATGTTACTCTGACAACTTCTTACGTTTATTTGATTGAAGCATTGCAAGAACCGACTTCGATAGGCAGGGATGACTCTGACAGATTCGAAATATCTTGTAATTATCGGTTAAAGGTGCGAGAATAATAATATAACCGAAGCGCAGAAAGGTAGGCACAAATGTCTGATGCAACAAAAGTAAAAATGGGAATTTGTAGCGTCGTTTTGGATGGTACCGATCTAGGACATACAAAAGGCGGAGTTGAAGTCATCTACAAACCAGAATACAAAGACATTGAAGTTGACGCGTACACAGGAGTTCCGGATAAAGTTTTGATCGCAGAAGCTTTTTCAGCCAAAGTTCCTTTGGCAGAAAGAACAGCCGCGAATATTAAAAATGCTATCCCAGCAGGCACGCTTTCAACGGCCGGAGGCCGTAATAAGCTTACGATCGGGAGAAAAGCGGGATATCGGCTTTCCTCTGCGGCTAAAAGGCTTGTTCTCCACCCAATCGCTAACGTGGCCGGAAACATCGAAGAGGATGTTGTTTTGTGGAGCGCTGTTTCGATTGGCGAGGTAAATCTTCCTTATAAAAAGGATGAGGAATCCGTCGTTGCTGTAGAGTTTATGTCGTTGGTTAACGAATCCAACACGGACGGTAACTATCTTGCTACCATCGGAGACACAACTGTATAAGAATCTTCGGGTTCTTATACAGTTAGTCAGTTAAGTATTAAAAGTTGTACAGGAGAGAATAAATGAGTGATATGTTAAACCTCGATGAATTAACGGAGAAAAACATCACCTTTAACGGACAGGTCTATACTTTTAAAGCACCGGCCGCTTCCAAATTGGGAGTCTTTAACAAGATTAACAAGATGGTCGGAAGCGAAGAGGACGCAGAAAAAGTTATAGCGATATTCGGAGAAGAGGTGGAGAAGATTATTCCGGAACTTCCAAAGGAGCTTTACGCAGAGTGGACTACGGACCAAATCAAAGCATTCGTTAAATATATTATCGGGGAATCCGATTTAGCAAAAAAAAAATAGTTGAGCCATTTGCGAGACTTGCCCGATTCTATGGGTTTTCTCACAAAGAGTTAGAGGAGATGTCTTTTCCTTTAATCCAGGCTTATATGGGGAACATTGAAAACCTAAGAGCAGAAGAGGGATTATTTTTGCTACGTATAGCCAATGATCCGAAGCCGACTTATCAGATAGATCCGGAGAAGTCGCAAGGCATTGGACAACTTGAAGAAAACCTTAGGGAAAAAGTTATGGAAGACAAGCCGTATTACGAAGAAGAAGAACTTGACCGTGAGGGACTGCATAGGTTAAAGAACATAATGGCAGAGGCGCAGGCAACAAGGAGACAAAATGGGTCTTAATGTAGGCGATGTAACAGCATATATAAAGGCTGATGTTTCCGGATTCAATAAAGGGATTGACGACGCCAGATCCGGGACATCTCGCCTTAAAGGCACGATGGATGGGTTGGTCTCGGGATCACAAGCGTTCATAAGAGGCCTTACAATAGCCGGAGCCGCGATAGGCGGTGCCGGGTTATTTGCTATTAAGTCGGCAGGAGATATGGAAATGTTAAGATCGTCTATGGATGTGCTTACGGGATCTACTGCTTCGGGTTCTAAGATGTTCAAAGACCTATACGACTTCGCCGCAAAAACTCCTTTTGAAACTGGAGATCTTGCCAAAGGTGCGCAAACAATGCTTTCATTCGGGGTCGCAAACGAAAAGGTTATACCAAACCTTAAAATGCTTGGCGATATCTCAATGGGTAACAAAGATAAACTCGGAAGTTTGACTCTGGCATTCTCACAGATCACATCGACGGGACGTTTGATGGGGCAGGATTTACTCCAGTTAATTAACGGAGGATTTAACCCTCTTACAATCATTTCTCAAAAGACTGGTAAATCTATGTCAGTCCTTAAAGACGAAATGGAAAAAGGCAAGATTTCGGCTGATATGGTTAGAGACGCAATGGTTACGGCCACATCAGCAGGGGGACTGTTCTATCAAGGAATGGACAAGGGAGCCAATACCCTACAAGGTGTTTGGTCAACCTTACAAGATACGGCCGGGATGACGATCAGAAAGTTAGTCGGACTATCGGAGACTGGAGATATTATAAAAGGCGGACTCTTCGAAAAAGTCAAGAGCGGAGTTAACGAACTGATTACTTTTCTTAATAATAACCAGCAAAAGATTATAGATTTTGTTAAAAACTCTTTCGGATGGTTAAAAGATAATCTACCGATCGTGATCGGATTAATCGTTGGAGGAGTAGTACCGGCAATTTATGCAACAACTGTCGCAATGTTAAAAAATCCTATTACTTGGTTTGCTTTGGCTTTTGCAGGGCTGGGATTTGTTTTAAATGAAGTCGCAAAGAGCGTCGGCGGATGGAATAATTTACTCAATATCGGAAAAGGATATTTGATAGAACTATGGAAGATTTTAGAGCCAGTAGTTATGCCGGTATTAAGGGTTCTAAAGGCACTATGGGATGATCTGATTGCGGTGCTTACAGATTTTTGGAATAAAAATAAAGATTGGTTAATACCTACTTTGAAATTCGTGGCTATTGTTTTGGGAGTAATTATAGTCGGATCTATAATGGCAACGGTCGCCGCTATAATGATTATTATAGGAGTGATAGACATACTGGTCCGAGCTTTTGGATGGGTCGCAGATCAAGTCAGAAAACAGGTTGATATAATGCGTCAGAACTGGGAGATGTTTAAGGTCGGGATTGAAACAATCGCAAACGCTATCACAAATGCTTTTAAGGCTTCATTTAACGCCGTAGCGAGGTTTTGGAACGAAACAGTAGGAAAGATTGACTTTACTATTCCGAAGTGGCTACCGGGCGGAGGGAGCAGGATAGCGGTACCTAAAATACCAATGCTCGCACAAGGTACTGATAACTTTCAAGGAGGCCAAGCGTGGGTCGGAGAAAAAGGACCGGAACTGGTTACTTTGCCTAAAGGTTCAAAGGTTACACCAAACGGAAAGGCAGGCGGAGATACCTTTAACATTCACTTTGACGGAGTAATGGCACGTTCGAGATCTGATTTACGGGAGATCGCCAAAGATTTGGTAGAGTCAATTAATGAAGAGCGTAGAGCGACTGGAGGGGCTGTAATATGATTATAACTTTAGGGACTACTGTATTACCCGCTTATTCTGAAATAACGGGGATTATAACGCCTAACGCAAGTGAGAACATCACATTAGACGGATCTATTCACGTTGATTTTGTTAATAAGCGTCGGGGGTGGAAGATACGATGGAACCTTTTAGACGCAACTTATTATGAACAGATAATGACGCTTTATAATTTACAATTCTCTTCGGGCAATTTTAATAATTTGACGATTGATACAGAGGGAATTACCGCTTTGCCAGTTTATATGAAGATCAGCCAGCGAGATATTAAATACAACGGAGGATTCGTTGAGAATTTTGAGCTGGAATTAATCGAACAAGACGGGGTCTAAATTGCAAACAGTAACATCACAATTCACAGCCATTACGAGCCAGAGGGTCAGAGAGCTGTACTGGCGATGTTTGATTAGCTTTGTGAAGACTTATACAGGGGCGGCGAGTTTTTTTACAATAGGAACGTCTTTGATCGGTGGACCCGACATTATTAAGGGTAACGGGGCCGCAGTTCAAGAATGGGACAAGTACGATTATCTCGATTATACGGATCGGGTTATGGGATTTG